TATGGTCCTACTCAAAAGTTCTTAGCAAGACTTGAGCAGCAGGCAGATCTAAACAAACCAGTTCAGATGACCCTACCAAGAATGTCATTTGAATTTATAGATCTGCAGTATGACCCTGGTAGAAAGGCAACACAAACTCAAGCATTTCATCCTGTTACTGATTCAGGGACAAAAACAAAAAAAGTTTTTATGCCTGTCCCATATAACATGGGTTTTGAACTTTCAATTATGACCAAATTGAATGATGATGCTTTGCAAATTGTTGAGCAAATTCTTCCTTATTTTCAACCTTCATACACACTTCCAATTAAACTTCTTGGTAGTCTTAGAGAAGTTGTTAATGTTCCTGTGCAACTTGAAAGTGTATCAATGGTGGATGACTATGAAGGAAACTTTGATACTAGAAGAGCACTTGTTTATACTTTGAGATTCATTGCAAAGACTAATCTTTATGGACCAATTAGTGATGTCTCTAGTGATGTTATTAAAAAGGTTCAAGTTGGTTATGTTTCTGGTCAGAGAACATCATCTGGTCAGACATATCAGAGAGATGTTTCATATAGTGTTGTACCAAGAGCAACTAAGAACTACTCTGGAAATATTCTAACAGAACTTGCTGAAAATGTTGATGCAACAGAAACCATAATTACTGTTGCAAATGGATCAGCAATTACTGCCAAAGAATATATAACTGTTGGTGATGAGGAAATGTTTGTTGAATCTGTTGATGGTAATAATATAACTGTTAAGAGAGGACAAGATAAGACCACATCTAGTAATCATGTCCTTGGAGCATCTGTCTCTGGTATTCAAGCATCTGATTCTGGATTCATTGATATTGGTGATAACTTTGGTTTTGATGGTGGACTGTTATGACAGATGATAGTATCATAGACATTACACCAGGTAAGGAGAAACCTGCTCACCTTACCAAAGATGATGTAGAGAAAGATTATGAATATACCAGAGGTAATCTTTACTCAATTATTGAAAAGGGACAAGAGGCAATTAATGGTATCTTAGAACTTGCTCAAGAGAGTGAGATGCCTAGAGCATATGAGGTTGCTGGTCAGTTAATTAAAAATGTTGCTGATGCCACAGACAAACTGATGACCCTACAGCAGAAGTTGAAAGATGTGGAGGAAGAGAAAGTAAGTAAAGGTCCAACTACAGTCAACAATGCTTTGTTTGTTGGTTCAACAGCAGAACTTCAAAAATTACTGAAGAATAATAATCCTGATAAATAATACATCAGGGAGAGAAATCCCAAAGTATTATTACTAATAGAATGTCTAAGAAAGAGGACTTGCCGTCAATAAACGATTATCAAGAGGATAGTGAGCTTCCCTCTTATAAAGATTTTATTGAAGAAGAGAAAGAATTACCATCTGTAGAAGATTATATAACCCAACAACCTCTTGAAGAGGATCAAACCATTGAAGATGCAAATGGAAACACATTTGCAGAAGTTATTGACGTCATAAAAGCACCAGAATGGGGAGAACTGGTCAAATTAGTCAATGATGTAAGAAAAGAAATACCTGAAATCCCAGAAATTAAGTCATATGATGAAGAAATTGCTCAAATAAGTGAAAAAATTGCAGAAATTTCTGATAATTTTTCACAATATGACCTTAAAAGTGATAAAATCTATGACTTAAGGGCACAAAATGAGCAATTTGAGGAAAAATTAACTGAAATTGAGCAAAAAATCCCTGAAATTCCTGAAATCAGGTACTATGAAGGTGATATTGAGTTAATTTATAACAAAATTTCAAGAATTAAGGAAGAAATTGAATCTCTTCCTGAGGTAAAATACTACGAAAATGACCTTGATGTTCTAAAATCAAGGATTGAAGAGGTAAATGAAAATATACCAACCTTCCCAAAGTGGGTCAATGAGGTAAATGAGGTCCCAGACTTCTCTTGGATTGGAAAAACCTTTGGAGTTATTGATGATGACTTCAAAAAGGTTCAAACACACCTTGATATAATTAAAGACACTATTGATTCAAGGGTATCTGAACTAAATGAGACTATTGAGACCAAAGATTTTGAGCAAAGAGTAGATTCAAAGACTATCTCTGAGAATTTAGACTCCACAAACACCAGATTAACTGAAACAAAGGACAAAATCTACAAAGAACTGAGGGAAATGACCCTCAGAGTCTATGATCATCATAAAGAATTTAAAGATGATGATAGAAAACTAAAAAAAGCAATATTAAGTGAGCAGAATAAACTCAAACAGACTTTAAAAGAACAAATAAAGTCTATTGAGAATGAAAGTATCAAGACAGATGAGAAAATCATCTCTTTTTACACTGATTTAAGAGAAGAAGTAGACCAAAAGTTTAATTCTCTTCCAGAAGTTAAATATTATGATAAAGATATAAAAAAACTTCAAGTTGAGGTTAAAAATGTAAAGACTGATCTTAAAGATCTGGTTACTGAACTCTATAAGATAGCAACTGTAATTAAAAAGCAGCAAAAAACTCTTACTGAGGGTCTGCTTAATGAACCTCCCAATGAAAGAGAAACTGCTGGTGGACAAACTGATCCACTAACACCTCTTGATCAAAAATTTGCCACACTTGATGACCTGTCTAAACACTACAGGTTGTTTATAAACAGGATTCAAACTCAACTTTCCACTATGGGTGGTGGTGGAGCAGGATTCATCAAAGATCTTGATGATGTCACTTTTGATGGGTCTGATAATCAACTTCTTATCTACAATGCCTCAACATCTAAATGGGTTGGTATTGATAGTTCCAAGATTCAAGGTTCTGTAGGTGCTGCAGGAACCTGGGGTATTGACTCAGTTGGTATTCATACTGTCAAGTCTGTTGGTATCAATACAACAACTGCAAAAGCAGGTGTTTCACTGCATGTTATTGGAGACATTGAAGCAACTGGAAATGTCAATGTTGGTGGTACAATTACATATGATGATGTTGTCCATGTTGACTCACTTGGTCTTTCTACATTCAGAAGTGGAGTTGAGGTAAACACAGGAACAGCAACAACTGCTCTGCTTGTACGTGGTGATGCAAGAATTACAGGCATCCTCACTATTGGTGAATCATCTGTAACCATTGATGGTGACAACAATACTGTCACCACTGGTATTGTTACTATCACAAACAGTCAAGTTATCCTTGGCAGTAATGTAACAATCAATGCATCTGCTACAGGTATTAACTCTGCTCCTAATGTTTTCTATGTTGCCAAGGATGGTGATGATACCAATAATGGAACATCAATTGATAATGCTAAATTGACCATTGCTGGTGCAGTAAGTATTGCAAATACTGGATCTGTAATTAAGGTATTGTCTGGAAACTATGTGGAAAATAATCCAATAGAACTTCCAGCATTTAGTGCAATTGTTGGTGATGATCTAAGGACTGTAAAGGTTCTTCCAAATAACACCACACAGGATTTGTTCCATGTTAACAAAGGATGTAAATTGGCAAATATGACCTTCTCTGGTCATGTTCATCCAGCAGCTGCTGTTGCTTTCCCAACTGGTGGTGCTACTAATGTTGGTGGTGGTAAATGGAAAGGTCCATACATTCAAAATTGTACAAGTGACACAACCACAGGCATTGGTGTTTTAATTGATGGTGACAAGGCAGAAAAAACTAAGTCAATGAATGTTGATGCCTTCACCCAATATAATCAGGGTGGTGTTGGTGTTGCTGTAACTAATGAGGGTTATGCTCAATTAGTCTCAGTGTTTACAATCTGCTGTGATAAAGCAATCACTGTTCACAAAGGTGGTCAGGCTGATGTTGCCAATAGCAATTGTAGTTTTGGTACATTTGGTCTTATTGCTGATGGCGTAAGTGATCAACAGTTCACAGGCATAGTGACCACATCTGCTGCTGCTGGTCAAGATTCAGTAATTGTAAATGTTGGTGGTGTTACCACAAGACCATATGATGGTCAGGTTGTTTTCTTTGACACTCTTTTCAAGTCAGTAGAATCAATCACAATTACTAGTGGAGGAAGTGGATATACTTCCACCCCCTCAGTCACTGTTTCAACCCCCTCAGGACCAAATGGAGAGGTTGCAACTGCCTTTGCAACCATAGAGGGTGGTGTTGTTACATCAATTGATATTATTAGTAGTGGAAGTCAGTACACAGGCACTGCCACAATCACCATTTCTGCCCCTGATTCAGGAACAACTGCCACTGCAACAGCAGTGATGTCAGATACTTATTTCACAATAAATAGTGCTACACCCATATCCTCTGGAATTACTACATTAACCCTTGCTGAAAACTTGTTCAATACTGTTGGGGTAGGGTCTACTGCATACTTCTTCCAACAAAGTAAGATTGTTGCAAGTTCCCACACATTTGAATATATTGGTTCTGGAAATACAATCACTGGTGCTACTCCAAAGAGAGGAGGAGTAACAATCCAGGCAAATGAAGCAGTCAGTCAAAATGGAGGCAGAGTGATATATACCAGCACAGACCAGTCTGGTAACTTCAGAATTGGTGATGATTTGCAAATCAATCAGGCAACAGGAACAATCAGTGGTAGAGCATTCTCCAAGAGTTTGTTCTCAGAAATGACCCCCTTCATTCTAGCACTT